GGCTTGGCAATGACATGTATGAGCAAAGGCTTATGGAAGAGTTAGAAATTATTCGTGATAAAAAGTTTGCTTCATATTTTCTAGTAGTTCAAAATATGATTGACTGGGCTAAAAAAGAAGGAATTCTTGTGGGTCCAGGCAGAGGTTCTTCTGCTGGCTCTTTGGTTTGCTATCTGCTCGGCATAACAGAAATTGATCCAATAGAGCATGGACTGCTGTTCTTTCGTTTTATTAATCCTGAGCGTAATGACTTTCCTGATATTGACACAGATATTCAAGACTCTCGTCGTGAAGATGTAAAAGATTATCTAGTTAGACAATATCGCCATGTAGCATCTATTGCAACCTTCTTATCGTTTAAAGATAAGGGTGTTGTTCGTGATGTTGCAAGAGTGTTGAATATACCGCTAACAGATGTAAATAAAGTTCTAAAGACCATTGATACATGGGATGAGTATTGTGGATCAAAAACAACTTTATGGTTTAGAGATAAGTATCCAGAAGTTGAGGTTTATGGAGAACAGTTGCGTGGAAGAATTAGAGGAACTGGAATTCATGCTGCTGGTGTTGTAACTAGCAAAGAGCCAATATTTAGACATGCACCTATGGAGACAAGATCCTCAACTGGTTCTAATGAAAGAATTCCTGTTGTTGGAATTGACATGGAAGAAGCAGAGAAAATAGGTTTAATTAAAATTGATGCTCTTGGTCTTAAGACTCTAAGTGTTATGAAAGATTGTATTGAGATTATAAAAGAGCGAGAAGGAACAGTAATAGATCTTTTATCCATTAAGAAGGATGATCAAAAGGTTTATGAGATGCTGTCCGATGGCTATACTAAAGGTGTGTTTCAGTGTGAAGCAACTCCGTATACCAATCTATTGGTAAAGATGCGTGTTAAAAGTTTTGCAGAACTTGCTGCTTCTAATGCTTTGGTTCGTCCAGGCGCTATGAATACTATTGGCAAAGACTATATTGCTCGTAAGCACGGTAGACAAAATATTGATTATCTTCATCAGATATTAAAGCCATTGACTGAGGAAACATATGGATGCATTTTATATCAAGAACAAGTTATGCAGGCTTGCGTAGAACTTGGCGGTATGACAATGGCAGAAGCAGACAAGGTTCGTAAGATTATTGGTAAGAAAAAGGATGCGAGGGAATTTGATGAGTTTAAAGACAGGTTTATCAAAGGGGCTTCTAAGTATATTACTCCTAATGCTGCTTTGGATCTTTGGCAAGACTTTGAAGCACATGCGGGATATTCGTTTAACAAATCACATGCCGTTGCTTACAGTACTCTCTCGTATTGGACGGCGTGGCTCAAATACTACTACCCGCTAGAATTTATGTTTGCCCTTCTTAAAAATGAGAAGGATAAGGATACGAGAACAGAGTATCTTATTGAAGCAAAGCGCATGGGAATCACAATCAAACTACCACACGTAAATGAATCAGATGTTGATTTTAAAATTGAAGGTAAAGGAATTAGATTTGGACTATCTGCAATCAAGTGGATATCTGGAACTATTGCTGAAAGATACATTGCAGCAAGGCCGTTTATGTCCTATGAACATGTAGAAAAGTTTACATTTACAAAAGGCAATGGAGTAAACAGTAGGGCTTTACAGGCAATGAATTGTATTGGAGCACTTACTTTTACGGACAATCCAGTAGATCAGGCAAAAGTAAAAGAGAATCTTTATGAGTATCTTAACCTGCCAGAGTTTAATGTTCAGATACCACAGCATTATTATGCATATATAAATGATGTTGATGAGTATGAAGAAAAGGGTGCTTTCATATTGATGGGTATGATAAAATCAATTAAGAGAGCAAAGGGTTGGTCAAGAATAGAACTGTTAGATAAAACGGGAAGTGTTGGGATATTTGATGAAGAAAATACCACTATTGAGGCTGGTCGTACTTATCTTGTTCTTGCAAATGATAACAGGGTTGTTTCTGCAATTCCTGTTGATGAAATATCTTCTTCTAAAGATCCACTAATTAAGTTTTTAAATTACAAGATGTTGCCATACAAAGAGGGCGAACACTATGTTGTATCTTTTAAGCCTAGAGTAACTAAGGCTGGCAAGAAAATGGCATCACTAACAGTTGCCGATGCTGGCAGAGAGTTACATGCAATTACTGTATTTCCTACCTCTTTTGCAAAAGCATACATGCATGTTCAAGCAGGAAATGTTTATAAGTTTGAGTTTAAAGAAACTAAAGAAGGAACTAGAATAATGGAGGATGTAGTAAATGTTTGATGAGTTAGCAGAAGAGATACACAAAAATGCGGTAGCCAAGGGGTTTTGGGATAAGACTGTAGATCCTATCTTTGTGGCAAAACAAATGATGATGATTGTTTCTGAGGTATCAGAGGCCATGGAAGCACTTCGTAAAGATATGAATCCAGATCAGATATCAGATGAGTTTGCAGATATTATTATTCGCACCCTTGACTTGTATGCTGGTATTGCAGAAGCAGGGTATGTAAAGAAATCCCTTGACTATGCTATCAAAGAAAAGATGGAAAGAAATACACATAGACCAAAAAAGCATGGGGTAAGATTCTAATGACACTAACAATAGAACAGGTTTTATCACAGTTAAATCCTAAACTAAGGAAGAGCATTCTTGTTGGAGATGAAATACCAAAGACAGAATATGCTGCTACTCCTAGTTATGGTTTAAACAGGGCTCTAAATGGCGGTTTGCCATATGGCAGACAGGTTTTAATCTGGGGTAGCAAGTCTAGTGCCAAGTCGTCTCTATGTTTACAAATGATTGGTATGGCACAAAAAGAAGGAAAGGTTTGTGCCTGGATTGATGCAGAAATGTCATACGATAAGGTATGGGCAGAAAAATTAGGAGTAGACACCTCTAAGTTAATAGTTTCACAAGCAAGAACGATTAATGAAATGGTAGATGTTGGAGTAAACTTAATGGAGGCTGGAGTTGACATTATTGTTGTTGACTCGGTAACATCGTTATTGCCAGCAATATATTTTGAGAAAGACTCTATAGAATTAAAGCAGTTAGAAAATACAAAACAGATCGGTGCAGAATCTAGAGACTTTAGCAATGCTTGGAAAATGATTAACTATGCAAACAATAAGGTAAAGCCAACACTGTTTGTTTTGATTAGTCAGTCTCGTAATAATATTAATGCAATGTACACAAGCCAACAACCAACTGGAGGTCAGGCTACAAAATTCTATTCGTCTACAATTATTAAATTGTTTTCGTCTGAATCAGACAATCAAGCCATAAAAGGAAAAATACATGTCGGAGATAAGATTATTGAAGAAAAGATTGGTCGCAAGATTAGGTGGGATCTACAATTTTCTAAGACTTCACCCTCTTTTCAAAGTGGAGAGTATGATTTCTATTTTAGGGGTGACAATGTTGGCATTGACTTTATTGGTGATCTTGTTGACACTGCTGAATTGGCTGGACACATAAACAGAACTGGGGCCTGGTATCAACTAGATGATGGTACAAAGGTGCAGGGTCGTGATGGACTTATTGCTAGAGTAAAAGAAGATTTAGAACTACAAGAGATTTTGAAAAATAAACTAAACAATGTCTAATAAATTTACTGTATATGAAGGGAAGTTTCCATGCAGAACTTGCAAGCAAGAGGTGCTAAGCATAAGAATATATCTAGAAACTGGAATTGGGACATGGATGTGCAAAGAGAAACACCTTTCAGAAGCCCAAGTTTATCAAGTAGGATACAAGAACAAGAAGGCTTATGAGCGAAAAGAACGAAAGTAAAAGAATAGGTGCTAAACAGCACAAAAATTCTGGTCGTAATAACCAGAAGGGCGATGCTACGTGGAGAAATTTTGTTATTGACTTTAAAGAGTCGGCAAAGTCTTTTACCATAAATCAAGACATATGGGCTAAAGCAGTAACCGATTCAATAAAGGCTGGCACAGATAAGTCTCCTGCAATAGTCATAGTTTTGGGCGAGGGAAATAAAAAAACCAGACTAGCCCTAATAGAGTTTGAATTACTAGATCAATTAACTTGGGAGGTTAAAAATGGAACCAACTAAACCTACTATACAACAGGTTGATGGTTTGTCAGAAATAGCAGAATTTATGCAAGATGAAGAACTTACTGCTGCTCTTGTATTTATAGCAAAGGTCATACTTAAACCAGATATACCTTTGAATGTGGCTACTGTTGAGATAGTTAGACTTCAGGCAATTGCAGCAAAAATGTCATTTAAGGCTACTTGGATGGCTAATGTTGACAAAAGTGATAGAGGTAAGAAAAATATTTACTATACCGCTGCAGAAGCGATCAATAACTTGGTATCTGCGTTAAAGTATACGATACGCTAACTGATATAATAGAATAAAGGATGATATGAGTAAAAACTTACTGCAGCAAATTATGATAAAGACAGAAGAAAAAAACAAAAGGCCAGAGAGTTCTTTTAAACTTGATGGACTTGTAGAAAAAATTAAGGCTGGTTATACAAATAAACTAGTTCCTAAAGAGCAGACTAAGTACTCTTTTGCTCCATCTACCATTGCTTATAGCCATGGAGAGTGTCCAAGATACTGGTATCTTGCTTTCTCTGGTGCAACATTTGAAGATAACTCCGATGCTTTTGGTGTGGCAAATAGGACTAATGGAAGCAAGAGCCACGATAGAATTCAACAAGCCTTAATGGATTCTGGAATTGCAAAAATATTTAAAAAGGTAGATAAAGAAACACAAAAAGAAAAAGACACAACTGAGTTTGAGATTAGAAATGAGAACCCTCCTATCTTTGGATATGGCGATGGAATCATACAGTGGAACGATAAAGAAGTTGTAATAGAAATAAAGACAGTTCCAAACGAAGGATTTGAATACAGAAAGAACAGTGGCAAAGCCAAGAAGGCTCACATCATTCAGATACTTATCTATATGAAGATTCTTGGTCACAAACACGGAATTATCATTTATGAAAATAAAAATAATCACGAACTACTTCCAATATTAATAGAAGTAGATGATTACTATCGTGACTATATTAATAATACTTTTGATTGGATGAAAACTGTGAGGGCAAGTTGGATGAAAAATGAACTTCCAACTAAAAATTACAGGGCTAACTCAAAAATATGTAAGACCTGTCCAATTAAAAATACTTGTGATGCTGCTGGTGTGGGTGTGGTGAAGATTGCTTCACTGGAGGATCTGCGTGAAACCATGTGAGTTTTGTAACAAAAAGTTTACTCCAAAGGTAACCTATCAGATATATTGCAGCGAAGAATGTAGAACTAACGCTACAAAAGAAAAAATTGCTGAAAGATATCAGATTTCTCGTAGACAAAAAAGAATAGGTAAAAAAAGAATTTGTCTAGGTGGTTGCGGAACAAAACTTTCAATTTACAACGACTCAGGATTTTGCGCTAATTGCAACATTCATCAAAGGGCAGTTGAGAAAATGATAAAACAACTAAAAGGATTTATTGATTATGAACAAGACAATTAACCAACCACCAGTCATATGCGCTATTGATGCCAGTACTAACAGTCTTGCATTTGCTTTTTATTCATACAAAACCCTAACACAGTATGGAAAAATAAATTTTGAAGGAGACAACATTTATCAAAAAGTTCTTGATGCTTGTGCAAAAGTAAAACCATTCTTTGAGCATTTTAATAAAACAAATGCAATAGTTATTGAGCATACTGTTTTTATGAATAGTCCAAAAACTGCAGCAGATCTTGCTCTTGTTCAAGGGGCAATTATTGGCGCTGCAGGTCTTGCAGGAATTTCTATAATTGGTAGGGTATCTCCAATAACTTGGCAAAGTTATTTGGGTAATAAAAAACTAACTAAAGAAGAACAACTTAAAATAAGATCTTTAAATCCAGGCAAGTCTGATTCTTGGTATAAATCTTATGAGAGAGATTTTAGAAAACGCAGAACTATAAAGTTGTTAGAGGTAGCATACGATAAACAAATAGATGATTATGACGTAGCGGATGCTGCTGGAATAGGTCATTGGGCTATAAATAACTGGGAAAAGGCTGTGAAATTTGACAAGGACTAGTTATGAGTGGTAAACTGTATACAAGCCAGGTTTGGCTAAAGAAAAGATATCATATGGATAAGAAAAGCCCAGAAGATATTGCTAAGGAGTGCGGGGTAAGCGTAGAGACTATTTATGTATACCTTGCTAAATTTGGACTAAGGAAATCAAAACGATGAGTGAAGATAAGTTTAGAATAGTAGTAGATCAAGTAAATCATCCTGTCCACTATACATCAGATCCTAGCGGTGTAGAGGCTATACAAATAACAAGACACAGAAATTTTAACGTAGGCAATGCCTTTAAATATCTTTGGAGAGCAGGGCTTAAAAATGAAGAAACTCATATTGAAGATCTAAAGAAGGCAATCTTCTACATTCAAGATGAGATTAACAGACTAGAAGGCAAATATGACCAGCACAGAGATTGAATTAGTAAAGCATCTTGATGAAATAAACAAGGTGGTTGAAGAATATTTAAAAGGAAACGATCCAACAAGAATATCAAAGACTCTTGACCTGCCAAGAACAAGAGTTGTAGCCCATCTTAATGAATGGCGAGT